AGTGCCCATACACGGCAAACCAAATTACCGGGTACGTAGCCAACCAGCTTAACGTCGATGGTATCGGCAGCGGAGTAGTACTTACCGTTGCTGTAACCAACAACAGTGTTAGGCGTACCTTCAGCCAGAGCAAGAGCTGAGCAGAAAGAACCTACAGCATCAGCAGCAATACCGTCATGGAATCCATCAGGATCGCTTCCATCACCAACATCAAGCGTCAGGCTACCGGTTCCGGCGGTCGTAACATCAACACCAACTGCTATAACCAGAGCTTTAGCGGGGAGAGGAAGAACTTCCAAAACGTCACCAGAAGCCAGGGCAGTAGCACCAGCAGCGTCACGAGCAGCAGTAATTGCAGGGAAGTCAAGAGTGATTTCTACACGGTTAACTTTCGTCAGACCAGCAGCATCAAAAGTAGCAGAGCCTTTATTAAAGCCCAATGAGTCAGTATACGTAGGCATTTGTATCTCCTAAAAAATAGATAGAGGGGGCCAAAGCCCCCGTCTTAATTACGAAAGAGTGACGACACCCTGGGCAAGAGCTTCAGGCTTAACCACTTTGTAGCCATAAACCTGCAGGCCACGGATGATGTTACCGAAGGTTGTCTCAGAACGAATTGTTTCCATATTCGTCATTTGCGAAGCAAAGGTGAAGCCCATCTTATGACCAGCAATAAGACTGAACTTACCGCCAGAAGCAACACTAAGATTGTGCGACATGTAAACCGTAAAGCGGTCGATCATACCGAGGCGACCATTACGGAGAACAGACACGCTGTCACCAGTCAAAGAGGCATCCTTAAGATCAGACTTCTTGATCAAACCAGCCATCTTAGCGGGGATGATAATAAAGCGATCACCTTCAGGAGCATTTGCTTCATCAAGAACAGTGCCAATATCTACGATGTACTCAAGCACATTGGTCTTAGAAACAGCAACGGGAGAAGCTGTAGTGCCAAGATTAATGTTTGCAGAGATACGGCCAGCCGAAGCACCTTTGTTAAGAGCAGAGATGTCAGGCAAAACATCAGTAAGAACACGCTGATCAATCTTGATCTTCATACGCTCAGAAGCGTCTTTTGACCAAGTATCCATCAGGTTGATGTCAGACTGAACCTTATCTACATCGTCCTCAACGCAAGCAAAGTACTCGCCCTTGTCGATAACAAGCTGCAGTTTGGGTTTGTCAGGATTCTCAACGCTAAGCGTTTGACCCTTAACATACGTCTTGATGGTGATCTCAGGAGTCGTACGGATGTTAACCGTATCACCCATGTTGCGAATCTCACCTTCGTAATCGGTATTGGAAATAGCAGCCAAAACCGTTGCGTCGTAGAAATTCTCGATCAGTTTGCCCGACCAAATCTCGGGGATGAAATTGCCGCTATAGTTAGGGCGGCCAGCAGAAACGGGAAAGCTCATTTTGAAACTCCTCTAAATTTAAGCGTTAGCAACTATTCGACCTTCTCGCTGTGCAGCGAAAATGTCCTTCTCGATTCGATCACGCTCTGCTTCTCTTCCTTTGTACTTTCCTTGCTTAACATCGTTAAAGAACTTGGTGATGTCGGCAGGAGAATACGTTTTAGAAGTATTAGAAGAAGGCGCACCAGAACTCTTAGACCGTCCCGGCGTCACTTGTTTCTCTAATTCAGAAGAAGATGTAGATCGGTTGGGTTGAGCAACAACGGCTTGTCCAGTAATCTCAAGCCAAGCACGGAAAAAATTAGCAACACGACCAGCATCAAGGCTGCGCTGCGCATCTTCAAGATATGTCTGGCGGGTAATACCCGTCAAAGGATCAGCTTCAAGCAACCAGCTTTGGAAGGCTTCCTTATCATTGACCTCTTTCCAGTTAGGAACGGCTGTTGATAAGTCAGACCAAAACTGCTGTTCACTAGACATTTGCTGACGATGTGCCACGGCTTGCACCTGAGGGACAACATTCGACTGCACCTGTCGTAATGCATTCTCTAACTGCGCAATACGCTGCGCTACAGCACCCAGTTCCTCTTGGGTAACCTTACGCATCATATCAATTGACTCGCCGTATTCCTCAACGTCTTTCTCTGTAACAAGTTTTTGGGCCTGCTGAGTAGGTTGTTGAGCGGATTGCTGGGCGGGTTGTTGGGTAGAGATGTTTGCAAGTAACTGCTCCATCTGCTGTAAACGCTGCTGCATTTCACGGTTCTGATGATGCAACCGTGGTACTTCTGCGTTATACATGCCTTGAAGAGTTTTCCATTTCTGAGCATAAGTCTCAGAGTTAGGGTCATCTTCCGCCTTCGCATCAGACGGTTTTTGCTCAGTACTACCATCTGATTGAGCAACAATTTCAGTTTCAGTAGTCGTTTCGGCTGGTGGTTGTGCAGGTTCAGACTCAACATTGGGTTGCTCAGTACCCTTGTTCTCATCATCTAGCTGCTTATACAACTCTTGTACAGCCTCGCTCTGTTTACGAATTTGCTCTGGAAGTGCCATGTTGAACGCTCCTATCGGTGTGCGTAAATTTAGACGGCGAGTTTCACAACTTTGCCGCTATACCAGGGGCATCCTTTGCGAACTTGTAAAGTTCACACAAAACCTGACACCGCCCCTGTGAAAGTGCCGGGTTGTTAATTGAGTTAGGTAGCTGCTCAAGCTCGTGCTGCCGCCAAGTCTCTATCCAAGTCATAAACTCAGGATACTGACGGACAACAGCCGCTAAAGTCTGAACTACCTTTTCGTCGGGCTTTATCATGCTGGCGCCCCTGACGTACGACTTTGAACTGTGTTGGCCTCAGCCCCACCTTTGGGAGAACCATCAGGCTGCGTAGGAGTGGGATTAGCCGCTTGCTGCTGCGCTGCCGCAGCTTGAGCCATAGCTTGCATCCTTCCACTAAACGCAAGTTTCTCCCGAGATGGAATGATTTCATCCACAGGCATGTGCAACCCTTTAGCCACTTCTCTAAGAATAGAAGCTCGGCCATCCTTACCAAGAATCTCGATGTCAATCGGATTGGCGGTTGCGTTAAGGAACTCGATACGGCGAAGGTTAACTGTCTCTTTAACAGCAAGGTTGACTGCTCCACGAGCAACAACCTCAGCATCGCCTTTAATACTTTCATCCTCATCGTAGCGCATGTTGTAAATAAACTGTCGCTTAACGATGGGTTTAACAACGTCCATGTCGATGTGCATAACGACTTGCCGGATGCCTTTACCCGCAGCACCCATAAGCATGGACAGGCCAGACGACGTACGCCCAGCACCTTGAACATTGAGATCACCGTACACGTATGCAGGAATCCCTGAGTGATCATCAGCCATGCGACTAAACCGCTCGTAAACCCCTAGTAACTCGTTGGCGTTACTATCGGGCTGAGTAAACCGTACAGCGGGCGCACTGGAGCCAGCGGGGTCATTAGTAACCTGCCAGATTTTCCAGGGGTGCATCTGGGTAATATCCTCGTTGGGAGGAATACGCTCAAGGTTAACTTCAACCTGAGGGCCAGAAGAAACACCCATGTTATTAACCAGCGCCCTAGCTGCAGCGTTACAGATACTCTGTAGGTCTTCAATAATCTCGGGTATACCCTTACCCCAGAAAGCACCGGGACACTTGATAAACGAGGTTTTAGCGTAGGGCTTCTCACCGAGGGGGTCATAGTTCAATACCGCCTTAATGACATAGTTACCTACAACCCAGACATTAGCGTCGTACTCTTTAGCGGGATCAGGAATGTCTTCCTCAGTCAATCCCCAATCAATAAGCATTTGTCCTGAGACTTTGCCCCAGAATTCAAGTGCATCAAATATCTCTGTGGGACGCATCTCCGTGTAGTACTTACGTTCTTCTTCATCTTGAATCTGCTCAACATCTTCGTTAATCCAAGACTGACCGTTTCCAACCTCAAGTACTTTACGAATGGCATCATCATCATAGCCAGGAACTCCAATCAAATCGGAAAGATCCATCCGTGTAAGGGGATGATGCTCAAACAAATACCCCTCGTTGATGGTAGTAATCCCTGGCTCTGGGTACATCTTAAACGGATCAATGCGCTCAAACTCAGGCCCAAGCCGCTCAATCGGCTCAGCCACCGTCTTACCCATACCGTCAACTTTCCATCCTAGGGTACGCTGTCTGCGTACAACTGGCCCCTTAACAAAGGCACACGGGAAAGTAACTAGGTCAGAGATAAAGTCGTTGAACGCCTGCTCCCAGCCGCCTTGCGCAAACTGGTCATTAATCTTGTGCTTCATCTTATCGGCACGAAGCTGCGCCTCTTGGAGAATCTTGAAGCGATACTCTTGGCTAACCATCTCACGAATCTCAGCCATCTCCGCTTTTGTAGGAGCCTGACCAACCTCTTGGATCATCTTAAGTACACGCTCAGCAAACTGATCCTCAAGATCTTTAGCTTGCTTAGGCCCAAGATCTGGGATGGGTGTAGCGTTTAGATCCCAAGGAGGAGTACCACTATCCATAAGAATATCCCGAAGCCAGCTTTCAGCCGCACGGCACTTAACTTCGGTAATCATCATGTAAACCTCAGAGCCACCCTGTTTCTGAATCTGCACAAGTTTATCTGGCTCATACTCACCGTTACGCTGTCGCAGCGCACGGATCATAATATTTTCGATGGGCTTCTTAGCAATACGTGCTGCATCCCAGCATTCACGCAGATACGCTGTCAGTCCAAGTATTAATGGCTGATTCTGCCGCTCAGCAAGTGCTTTATCCGCAGCATCTTTCTCTTGCTTTGCAAGAGTACTGTTATCGACAACTCTAAGAAAAGTTAGACCGGCAGCCATTTTTTTCTTTCATGCACTTATCCTAGCATAAGAAACTAAAACAAGTATATACCACATCTGCAAGAAAAAGAAAACCCCGCCATATCCAAGCGGGGTCAAAGGAGGTGAAAACAGAAAGGAGAGAAAACGACAACAAGAACAGTCTATCATGTCCAACCAGCAGACGCAACCTGCTTGATTTCTCGCCTCTGAGCAACCGCTTGCCCATCGCCAATGCTCCCTATATGGAGCATAAGGTACTGTAATGCTTCAGCTACGTGACTATGCTTGTTCTTATCAATGGCCTCGTCACCCCGTGGTTTGTAGCGGTAGCCACCCATCATGGCAGCTTTTAACTGTGTACAACTGGGGTCAACGAGGAAGGCTGGGTCACCATCAACCTGCCGCATGAGGTAATCATCCACCGAGTTAATCCGTGCAGATATGTTATTCGTCTTAGCTGGGATAACCTTTAACCCCTCAGCTTTAATAATATCAACCGCACTGCGCTCGTCGGTCTGCGCCCTCTGTATGCCTGCTGGGTCAGTAACCACAAGTATTGGCGCACCCGGGAACCGTTCGTATATTAACGGCTTGAGCATGGTTCTCACGAACCGCTGTACACCCATGTCAAATGACACAGCCTCTGCGAGTATCAGCGCTCTGCCTCTAGGATCTTGCTGACCGAACACGGCAGCGGGGGTAAGCCCCAAGTCCATCCCGATAACAACGGGTCGAACCCCATTGTTGATATAGCGTAGTCTCTCCTTAGCCATATGGTAGTCTGGCCGGAAATATTTATACACCGGCATACCAGCCGAGGACAGTCCATATTCCCCGTCGATGTAAACCCGGATGTATTCTTCGCTTCGCCCTTGGGTATCGTAGTATCCGTCGGGGAGATTCTCAATGTTCTCTGCTTGCTGGCTGCGACCAGACGGCTGTTTAAAAACCGCCCATCCATTATTGTTCGGAGATACGCCATCTTTGGGATCTAGTCCTTCCATCTGGTAATACCACCAAGTGTCCATCGTCGGTGGGTTAGTATCCGCCCACATCCCATGCCATGTGGGGCCGCCATCTTTGGAACTGGGAAATCGCCCAATCCTTTTAGACATCGCATCAACAATGTCAGGGTGTATATCCCGACACTCATTAAACCAAGCGAAGGTCAACTCAAGCGAGTTCAGGTTAGCTACATCGTCTGCATCGTCCAGCGCTCGGAACATTATCTCGCACTCTACATCCCCAACCTTGAAGAAGTATGTCTTTGTTGTGCGCATGTACTCCCCGCACTGCCCAGGCGGGAACCAGTCAAGGAAGGTCTTGATCGTCGTATCTTGTAACTGTCGTACCGTTTCCCGCACCACAGCCGCACGGCTTTTGCGTATGCCCTGTGCATTGGGGGCTTGCATCGTAGCTCGTCTGACTACCTCAAACGAACAGGTCACACTCTTGCCTGAACCCACTGGCCCCATGAGCACACGCATCTTGGCGTCGCTCTGCATAAACTTTGCGCCTGTCGGCGGAGGGGTGTAGTCAATCTCCATTGGTGCTTTCGCTAGAAGCCACTAGCATGACAAAGAATTCTCTGCCACGCTTTTTGTTTTTGTTGATCTTTGTACGGAAGGATGCACCCAGTTCTTTGAGCGCTAGTGTAAAGTTATTGTACTCAATTGATGTTGTAAATACTGCTGTTGGGTAACCTTCATACGTCCTTACGAATTTATCTTTCATACTCGATGGCATCAGGCTCGGTAGCAACATCCGTAATTTCTTCCTCATCAATGGTTTGAGTAACCTCGTGACTCTGGTTACCAAGATTTATCGTGATGCGTACACCACCTCCTGCGTCTGTGGTTACATCACCCTTAGGCTCAAGCCCACCCCATTTGACCGTTGACTTGATCAAGTCTGCCTTAACCGCTGGCGATACAGCAGGATCATGTATCAAGTGCCACGAAGTCACCAACAATTCTTCGGCTTGTGCCCTTGCTTTAAGTTTAAACGTAAGTCCCTTGTCTCGCACTTCGTTTTGATAGTGCTCTACTTTCTTCAGAAAGATTGGATCTTGTTTAAACCTAAGAAGGTCGTTAGCAGAAATGTTGTGGCGTGTAATAACTTCTTGCAAAGTCTCACCACTGCCTTCCAGCATGAGGGCAACATCAAAGGCTAGGCGGTCTGACCACTTCGTATGAAACAGGGGTAGGTTGTCCATGTGCGGAAGTATATAGCGGAACCTAAGGAAGTCAACAAGTTAGTGCTTGTGCAGTGCGGCATGGTGTCGTAACTATACACGTTGATTTTTTGGGTCTTGCTTTATGAGGGTTACTACATTAAGGGGGGGCTGTCCAAAGCCGAGTCCAACCCACCCCCCCCCCCCCCCCCC